TTATTTTAATTTTAGTTTTTTAGTATTTGCTTTTAATTTTATTTCTTTCAATTTTTCCAAATGTCTTTCAACTTCTATAATTTGTTCATCAAGTGCAAGACCTTGATTTATTAATCTGACGAGTTCTGGTTTGTCTTTTTCCCAGTTTGTTAATGTATTTCTGTTTACATTTAACAAATCAGCTAATTCTTGTCTATTCATTTATTTAGCCTATTTTATTATTTTGCTAAATTATTTAGCAATTTTATATGTTTTTAAGTTATAATGTTTTATCATTCTTATGTTGATTTGCTAAATAATTTAGCAAAATGTTCTTTTTAAAATTTAAATGCACAAATTATAACATTTTTCAACAAAGACTAAAATTTTGGTTTTTGTTGAGTAGTGTTTTACTCATCCCCTCTTTTGTCACCTCATTAGGGGGGTTAAAATTCTTAGGTGAAAGGATCCATATTATGACTACATTCTTAATCGCACAAGTTGACGAGGTTCGTCCATTAAGTCGTAAAGACAAAACAACAGGACAAATCAATTCTTTGTCACAAGTTACTGCAACTTTTCAAGCTAAAGACAGTGAGGGCTATCTTGTTAAGTCTTCTGAAAACATTACTTTTCCAATAGATCTACTTTCTAAGCTTCAATCTACAAAAGGTAAGTTTATCGCTATACCATACGCAACAATCAACACTAAAAATGGTACTTTTACTTTTCCAGATGATAACTTAGATTTTCAAGTTTTCGATAAAAATCCACTTGAAGTTAAAAAGGCTTAATCTTGGATACTAATCCGCATCAAGGGCATTATTTAGTGCCTTTGTTAGGGGCTAGTTTAGTTTACTTTATAAAAAGGGGTTTAAGATGGATTTGACTGGTGTATCTTTTGATATTGCTGATGTTTTGGCTACTGGCTCTCTTGTATTAGCTGCTGTAGCTCTTATTTGGGGTGCTAAAAAGGCTTTGAATTGGGCAATCGGTTTATAGCTCGCATCGAGGACATTTAGGTGTCTTCGTTAGGGGCTAGGTTAGCTCACTTCATAAAAAGGGGTTTAAGATGGATTTGACTGGTGTAGTTTACAATACTGGTGATGTTATCGCTGTTGGTTCTCTTGTTCTTGCTGCTGTCGCTGCTATTTGGGGCGTTCGTAAAGCAATATCAATCGGTGGAAGATAAGCAATTATGCTTCCTATTACTTTAAACGAGGGCGATTTTTTCGCTCTCTTTTCGGCTTTTTTAGTTTTTGTTGCTTTGCTTTGGTCTATTGCTTATGCACTCAAGATATCAAGGTCTTAAAATGTTTTATTTATTAACTTTTGTATTTGTTTTTATACTTTGGTTTATATATCCATTTTTATTGTGTTTTTTAAAAAAAGATAATTATGAATGTAAGCAATCAATGAGAGAGTTTTTCAAAATGTTTTTTAGTTTTAGATAAGGTGGTTTATTATGACGATATGGGATTTTACTGACAGTAATGTTTTTAATGCTGTTTACTCTTTATATGTTCATATTTCGATTTTAGTTGTTCCTCTTTTTGGTGCAATTTCTTTATCGAGAAATTAGATGAAAAAATTCGTCTTTACAATTTTAGTTTTTCTTTTTTCTTCTAATCTTTTTTCTGCATATTTAATGCAATATCAAGGTTATAATTATTGTATCAATTCTTTTTCTATTCCTAATAATGCTAACAATGTTGATGTTATTTTATCTTCTAATAATCAAACATATAATCTTGATTTAGATCCTACAAAAGATATATTTCAAGGTTATGATTATAACTCTTCTTCTGATACTTGCAATCAAAAGAAAATCTTATTAGATACTGGTCTTAATTATAATGATTATAATTTTTTAATTGCTCTTTGTGCTTCTTTTCTTGGTTTTATGACTGTTTTCTTTATGTCTTATATAGTAGTAGAGGTGGCTAAAAAATGATTTATTGTGTTTATTCTGAAGACTTTATCAAATATGTAAATAGTATAAAAATAGAGATAAAACAATGAAAAAAATATTATTACTTTTAGTTTTTATATTTTCTTTTGCTTATAGTAGATCAACTATGGATACAACTGGTTTAACTAAATTTAATTCTTTAGATTCAGCATTAAATTATTGTTTTTCTCTTGGTTTTGGCTCAAGTGATAATTTTACTCAACATAGTCAACCAGTAACTTATTATTATCAATCTGGTTATTTTGTTTATGTTTCTGGTAATTCTGCTCAATCTGGTGTTTCTTGGCTTATTGATAATGGTCATGGAGGTGCAGATTTATTAATTAGTGTCGCTCTTATTAAATGTCAGTATGCTTATCCTGAAGGTCATAAAATTCTTGATCTTAATACTCATCAATGTATAGATAAAACTTCTTGTTTGGCTCCTAATACTATTGTTAATAATGTTTGTCAATCTCCTGCTTGTCCTCAAGGACAAATATCCGTTAATGGTCAATGTTTTCAAAATCAAGATAAACTTTGTATTGATGGATATGTTCCTGATAAAGATGGTAAATGTATACCTGATTGTAATAATGTAAATTATGGTTTTACTGATTATAGTGGTTTCTCTTCTTATATTGGTTTAACTCAGGACCAGTGTATTGCAAAAGCTGTTCAAAATAGTTCTGATATGCACTTTGAAACTAAAACAGTTCAAAATAGTTCTGGTTTAAATTGTTCTCAAACTAATTGCGTATTAAGTCAAGATTTATCTTGTACTAATTCTGATGATCCATCTAATAGTTTACAAGATGGTTTTATTTTTAAGGGTACAGTTCAGAGTGATGTTCAATGTAGTCAATATGTAGATGGTGTTAATTATTTAGATTATTATACTAAATTTTCTTATCCAAATTGTAATAATGGAAGTAATGTTGTTTATACAAGATTTTGTTATTTAGAGCCTTCTGTTGATAATAACGATTCAGGTGTTACTGATTATAATACTACTGCGCCTATTTCAAATATTAATAATAATGATGTAAATTATACTAATAATTCAAATGATAGTATAGCTAAGACAAATTCTTATTTATCTCAAATTTCAAGTGATACCAAGACTAATATTAATACTCAAATTACTAATGACAATTCCAATACTCAAAATATTGTTAATAATAACAATTTAAATGCAAATAAAATTGTTGATGCTTTAAATTCTCAAACTGATACTTTAAACAATACTCTTTTAAGTCTTAATTCTGGTGATGGTAATAATTCTCAAATTGATTATACTGACAAATTAAATGAAGAGATTAATGCTACAAATGGTATTAAAGATATTTTATCTGGTTGGAATGATAGTAATGATTCTTCATTATTATCTGATTCTTTTAGTTTAGTAGATTTTTATACAAATATGAAGAGCGATTTAGATAATTATAATACTCAATTTACAGATTTAAAATCTACTCTAGAAAATGGTTTTAATACTCCTACTTTATCAACTGGTATGTCTCCTGTTTTTACTACGCAGGCTTTTGGTAAAACTTTTACTCTTAATTTAAGTTTTTTCTCTACTTTTCGACCTATATTGTCGTTCATTTTTACAGTTTTATTTCTTGTACTTGCACTAAGAATTTATTTAAGTGCTTTAAAAATTAATTAGGGGTTATTATGGGTAAATTAATTGGTTTTGCTGCTGCTTGGATTGCTAAGAAATTTGGTGGTAAGGTTTTATTAACTATTATTACGGCTTTTTATTGGGGTTTTGTTGTTGCTTATATGTCTTTTGTTATTTCTTCTTTGATTACTATTTATAATCTTGTTCATACTTTATTAAATTTTTTAACTACTTCACCAGCTGCATCAGGTTTAGGTGAATTTCCTAATATATTTCAAAAATTTTTAGGTTTATTAGATTTAATAGGTTTCACTTCTTCATTTGAAGCAAATTTGCCTTTAATTACTTCTGCTCTTGCATTTTATATTTTAAGAAGTTTATATACAACTACAAATAAGATATATAGGGATAGTTTAAGGTCTGCTTCCAATTTATATTTAGGTTTATAGTATGTTGTTATATATAACTGGAATACCCGGTTCTGGAAAAACTGCTTTTGCTGTTTCAAAGATATTATCTTCAAAGCGTAGCATTATTTATACTAATATAAATCAATTCAAATTCAATTTGTTAGAAAATGTTAAACCTTTAGATTGGGAGTTATTATATGTAAATATTATCAAATTGTATGAAAAAGTTAAGAATGATAAGGTATCTGATAAGATTCTTAAAGAGTATGCTAAGGAATTAGGTTTTTTTGATTGTGTTTTTTTTATTGATGAGTGCCAAGAATATTTTGATAAAAATGATAAGGTGTTGATTTGGTGGCTTTCATATCATAGGCATCTTAATCAGGATATTTATCTCATCACTCAAAATCTTTCTTTATTATTCACTAAATATAAGGCTTTTTGTGAGGTTTGTTATCGTGCTAAGCCTTCTCTTCTAAGATTCAAAAAAAATGTTTTAGTTTACAATAAATATGTATCAACTAGAATGTATAAAAATGAGAAATTTGGTGAGGATAAAATAGATTTAAAAAAAGTTAATCCTTTCAATTTCTATGTTTCTGGTGAAAATACTCAACATAAATCTGTTGTAGTTAAATATGTTTCTATTGCTTCTGTTGTTGGTCTTTTGACTGTATTATCTTTTTATATTTATGATACTTATATTTTATCACCAGTACCGAAACAAATTAAAAAAACTGCAGTAGTAGTACATAAAAAAGTTAATCATTTTATTAATCCTCAAAACGCTAAAAAATCTTCTGTCTATATTGATGAAACGGATTATTCTAATTCTCAATATTTGACTTTTACTTGTATTTCTACAATTTGTCACTTTGATAGTAGTAATTTTAAATTTAATCTTGATAATCTAAAAACTCTTATCAAAAAATCTAAATCTTTTCTATTCAATCTCAATTTTGATAAAAATCTCAATTACACTCGTGGTGCTGTTTTAGCTTCTTCTACTTTGCAAAATTTTATAAGGATACAACAAAATGAAAACACAACTCAAAATCCTATTGGCTCTACTTCTTCTAGTTTCATCAATTTTCGCAAGTGATCTAAAAAAGATTTCTTTGCTTGATTATGTTAATATTGTTTCTAGTTCGTTAAATATAAATATTTTTATATCTAATGATGTTTCAAACAAAAATATATCTTTTTTCATTCCAACTGATGTTAAAAAAGATAATCTTATTTTGACTCTTAGATCAGCTCTTAATCAAAATAATTTACTTTTAAAAAAAATCAATGATTTATATATTATTTCTCCATATTCTCAAAAAGACTATCATACATACAAATTTAGATTTATTCCTAATGATGATCTAAATTCTACTCTATCAATTTTTAAAAATGTTGATTATAAATATATTAAATCTCTTAATACAGTTGTATATTATTCAAATTTTGATGATAATATTAAGTTAAATCATTTTTTACAATCTATTGATGTAAGGCATTTACAATCTAAAATCAAATTGACTATACTTTCTACTAATTTAAATAAAGTTAAAAATGTTGGAAATAATACTAAATTTTCAATATCTGTAAATGGCTTTTTAAAATCAATTTTAAGCAATAGTGCTTCTTCTTTAAGTTATGGTCTCAATAATTCTGCTGAGTTAAATAGTGTATTGAATTTTTTACAATCTAATGGCATTTCAAAGGTATTAGAATCGCCTACAATCACCTTAAGAGATAATATCAATACTTCTGTCAATTTTGTTCATAATATACCTTATCAAGTTTCTACAACTTCAGTTAGCAAAGGTGAATCTACTACACAGCAAACTACTGATTATAAGGATGTTGGATTAAAAATTAATATTTTTCCTCAAATATTTAAGGATTATATTTTTTTAAAATTTAAAATAGATGATGAAACAATCATTTCTCAAACAGATAAACCTATAACACAAAAAGTTTCCTATAAAAGTAATTTTATTTTAAAGAAAAATCAAATTCTTTTTTTAACTGGTCTTAGAAAAGAGAAAACTGTTAATAATAAAATATCTGTTCCTATTTTAGGAAATATACCTATATTAAAATACTTTTTTTCTTATTCTAATAAAGAAAATGAAACTAATGTTATTACAATTATTATTCAAATAGAAAAGAATTTATAATGTATGGTTTTAATAATTCTATGCGTGAATATGCAAAAAATAAGATTTCAAATCAAAAACACTATCTTAATAATCATTTTATTTCTTTAGGTCGTGAAAGCATTCCTTATTCTTCTTTTTTTAAAAATGCTTACATTAATCCGGAGAGATATATCGCAGAGATTAACAATCGTGTCTGGTCTTTGTTCAATTTTGCTAAAAATAGAGATTTAAAAAATATTTTTATCACTTTAACTCTTCCAAGTGAATATCATCCATATACTACAATTAACGGTAGAAAAGTAAAAAATAAAAACTATATCAATAATGAAGCTCACAATCCAAAAAATGGCTCTAAATTTTTATCTAAAATGTTTAAAAGAATTTTAGATTTGCGTTCTGTTCGCAATCTTAACAAAAATGATAGAGTTTATTTCAGAGTGACAGAGCCTCACAAAGACGGTACTCCTCATCTTCATATATCATTATTTGTTCCAAAAGATAAAGCCGAAAAAATTGCTTCTGATATACAAAATTTATATCCTGCGCCAGCTTCTAAAGTAGAGTTAAATGTAAATAATCCAGTTTCCTATCTTATGAAATATATTCTCAAAACTCTTGATGATCTTCGTTATGGTGAAAATAAAATTTCTGATTTGTCATATTGGTATATTTATCACGGAATTTGTCGTTTTTATACTTCACGCACTCTTGTTTCACTTGATGTTTATAGAGTTTTAGGCGGTAGATATGCTCTTTTAGAGCTTACTCGTATGGTTAGAGATAGAGAAATTAGAGTACTTGTTGATGTTGATACAAATGCAGTTAAAGAGATTTTAGATAGTAATGGTTATTCTATTTATATGAAAAAAGATTTTAAAGAGTGTAAATTTAAAACTCCTTATAAATTTTTATCTAAGCCTACATTGAAAGAAAATAAATCTTCT